AAGATGCCATACGAGACAATCGTAATGCCAAATCTATTCAAAACATTTGAAGAGGCGGTAAGGTTCGCAAAACATGACAGCGACCAAAGCGGATTGCGCTACGGATACCAATGGATTAACGAGACAACCCAACTCGAAACGCAGCACAACAGCAAAACTGGCAAAGACACAATCTATCGCCACGAATGGGACATCGAAAAATATCAAGTTGAGGGCGAATAATCGCCCTCTAAAGAAAGGAGTTAGAATGAAACGCAAAGTAATGACGCTAGACCAAATCCGAGCGGAGAGCTATTTGGAAGATGCAGACCAGCTAGGAATCGGAGCATTGGTCGATGTAGAGAATATGGGATTCTGCAAGGACGGCGTTACGAAATGGTATTTCTTCCAGAACGCCAAAGGGGAAGATTGCGTGTACTATCACAGAAGCGTAATCGACCAGAACAAGCCAGCAAACTTTAATATAGCAATAGTCTAGAAAGTAGTGGACGCAATCCTGGACGGAGAGGACTACATTAGCAAAGAGATTGAGAAACACAAGGAAGAAATCCGCAGACTGGAAGAAGAAAGAAAGCGAGAGAATGAAGAAAAATAAAGAAGACGATGGAATATACAAAAATAAGAATGGCGACTGGGTTTACTACCGTGATGCTTGGCCATGGGACAAAGAAAGACGTGTAGAAATGACATATATCATAGATGGGAATATTCCAAAAGCGTTTGCCTTAGAAATCGGAGAGAGAAAATGGAACGAGGAACTAAGGTATTACGAAAGAATGAAATACGACGATAAGTTTAGAGAGGAGATAGAGAATGAAAAAAATAACGTATCAGATAACGCTTAGCGACGACGCTTACATAGAGTGCATCGGCAAACTAGGAGAGTTGATACTACTCCCAGCTAATGGCAACATGGTATTTAAGATAGAGGAACTCTGCGAAGAGGATAAGCCACGACCAGTAATTGTGGGCGATATTAAGTACAGCTCGTATAATGACTACCTTGAGTCTAGAAAGGAGAAAACATGCGAGAGCTAAAGTTTAGAGCGTGGGATAAGAGGAACGAGAGATATGTAACCCAAAAAGATGCTCCTGTGGTCTTGTACGATACTGGTGAAACTGCGGTTCGATACGGCAACCCATGCAATGGAGATGTTGAGCTTCTCTACACAGACAATTACGACATCGAGCAATACACAGGACTCAAAGACAAGAACGGCACAGAGATATACGAGGGGGATATAGTAAAGGTTGTCCGCTCTTACGGTTACGGGTTTCTTCCGAAAGGGTCGAAAGCAAAAATTGAGTTTGACGAAAAAGAACTATGTTATAAGTTACGAGGTCAGGGTGAGTTTAGACTAACAGCCAAAAAAGAGCTGGAGGTTATAGGCAATATCCACGAGAACCCAGAGCTAATTGGAAAGGAGCAATAACTAAGGCCAGCCATTGAGCTGGCCTTTTGTTGTATAATAAGAGCATAAACATTAAGCAGAAAGGCCACAGCCAATGCGTAAAGAGCTTGAAAAGACTCCCAGAGAGCAGGGAGCAAAAGATTATGAGGTTGGCAACAAGAAGCCGCCGAAAAATAGACAATTTGGGCAGCCAGAGGGCAACCCTAGACATAATGGTGCATGGAAGAAAGAGGACACACCACGCTTTAAGCTGGAGCGTATGATTACGATGGGCGACGCAGAGTTGCAGGGAATCATAAACGACCCAGACGCTCCTACATTTGAGAAAGCCATGGCAGATATTATTATCCAGGCCAAGAGCGACTGCGACAAAGAGGGCGTTAAAAGGCCCGCTCAAATGCGTTTTAAGGCCATTTCCGACATGATAGACCAAATATATGGCAAACCAGCCCAAACTACCGTAAATGTGGACGCTGGAGACCACGAAGAGGCCAAGGCGTTTATTAGAGGCGTATTTATACCATAGGAGCGACATGTCAGAGGTATTTACCAGAGACGAAGCAGAGGTAGCCAAAGCAAAAGCTGCTGGCTATTGGACTCCGTTGCCAGGGCCTCAAACATTAGCTTGTCAATTAGCCATGGGAGAGCCTCGACATCGTGAGATTCTTTTTGGTGGCGCACGAGGCCCAGGTAAAACAGAGTGGTCTATCGTTGTAATGGCAGAGAGAATCCAGAACCCTCACTACCAAGGGCTAGTTTTGCGTAAGAACGCAGACGACCTTACGGACTACTGCGTACGCTGCGAAGAGATGTACCAGTTTGCCAATGTAGTCGTTAGGCGCAACCCAATGGTGCTACGATTCGGCACAAATGCGCTACAAGCCAAGGGTGCAATGATTCGTGGCGGCCATTTGCACGACAAGACCTCGTTTATTAAGTACCAGGGTCAGCAGTTTAGCCGCATAGCTATCGAGGAGCTTACGCAGATACCTAGCGAGCTTCTATACAAGCAAATCATGTCCTCGTGCCGCTCAAAATACAAGGAACTAAAGCCACAAATGATTCTGACGGCGAACCCAGGTGGCGTTGGCATGGGTTGGGTTAAACGACGCTTTGTAGAGCCAGTAGACAAGAACCAAGACGAATACACGGAGACCGTGCTAGACAATGGCGATATTCTTATTGAATCTGCTCGTGTTAAGTGGTGGCAGAAGCAATATGTCTGGACTACAACCAAAGGGCAGAAGCGCATCACGGTCTGGAATGACATCTACGACAAAGAGGAAGAGACCTGGCGTTGCTTTATACCCGCTACAATCGACGACAACCCTATTTTGACCGACAACGACCCAGAATACATGAAAACGCTTGAGGGCTTGAAAACAACCGACGAAGCCCTCTACAACGCATGGCGACATGGCGACTGGTCGGTATTCGCTGGCCAGGTGTTTACCGAGTTCGACCGAAGCAAGCATGTGATTACTAATTTTGCAGATATTGGGACAACGAGCCAAAAGTTCAACGAGGCCGTAAAGATTATCTCTATGGACTGGGGTTACTCTGACGATACGGCAATCTATTTCACGGCTCTTATAGACGGTAGGCCAGTTACTTACAAGGAAATGTTCGGCAATCAGAAACTAGCCTCGGAGTGGGGTAAGGAAATCCGAGAGTATATCGAGCGTGGCGACCAGCGCATAGACTACTTTATCTACCCATCGGATATGCAGGACGAGAAGAACGGCAAGTCCTCTCCTATTGACGACATCACAGAGGAGCTTAATAAGCTGCCGCCAGACATGCAACCAGTTATGCGCATGATGTCTCGTGAGGCTGGCTCTAGGGCTATTAGGCAGCACGCTACGCATAAATACCTACGAGCAGAGCCATGCGCCAAGATATTCAAATCATGCACCAATTTGGTAAGAGTATTGCCAGAGCTTGTCTACGACGAAACCCGCAAGGAAGAGATAGACACGAACACAGACCACGAGCTTACGAACCCATACGACGGCTGGAGCTACGGTTTGAGGTGGCTATCTGAACGCAAGCCAGGCGAGATTGTCCACAAGTCCGAGCTTGTTGGTGGAAACCCAGTAAAACACGGAATCATGCACAACAGCACCATGGCAGAGGCGGGCATCGACCCAGTAGAGTTGCTGCGCAAGGCCAATAGACCAAAATCTCGTGATTGGAAGATTTCGTGATATACTAGAGGTAGAAAGCGGTTACGCTTTAGCACATAAATCATTTTTGACCTGGCAGAGAGCAATATCATAAAGGTTTTACTCCCAAAATAAACTCTTTATCTCTGTCTATTAAACACTATTCAGACCTCTAGTCTCTCACACCATTACTAGAGGGAAAACAAAAATGTTTTTGCTAAAAGTAGCCGCCATTCCTCGCAGTTATGGCGGTTTTTTGAGCGTGATATAATAGAAGCATGAAGAACAACAAGCCAATCACGATACTACTCTACGAGAACGACCTACCAGGTCTCCGTGAGATACATTGCGTTAATTGCCGCCGCTTGTTGTGCAAAGTGAACTCCGATGTTAAATCCATCATTCTAGGCGATGGCTACGACCCAGAAGAGCATAGAGAGCTTGTCTCTGGCATGAATGTGGTCGAGCAAAAGTGCCGTGGTTGCGAGTGCATATATAAGTTCTTGTTCCAGAAATAGTGCTGATGCTACAATAAAAGTAGCAAGCAAAGCCGCACCTTAAACGATTGGAAAGGGGGATTATGTATGTATATCCTGGTAGAGTTTTACATCTGTCTCAACTCGAAAAAGCTGTTCAGAGAACTCGAAAAGTACAACATGAATGTAACCGACATGGGCAACGGAAAAGTGTTTGCCTACGGCGAGAACAAGACTGGCGAGCAGGTTGCCATTATCCTCTCCATCTGTGATAGATACGGCAGATACTCGCATGTGTCTATCGACAAAGGGGGTAACGAATGTGGCAAAGAAGAGGAAGAAGAAGCCTAACTACTCCTTGCTCGATTTCCACCATCTGCTGTTCCAAGGCAGACATTGGAAGCAGGGTTACGCAAAGCTTCTGCGTGAACACCCTTACATGGGCAAGAAGATTCCGCAAGCAACATTACACAGAGAGATACACGCAAAAATACACGATATTCCTACTCCGAATGGAGCAGACTGCAAAGCCGCATATCTGAAGCTCATTGAGCTGGAAGAGCAAGGGCTTATTGACATCGTGAATGACCCAATCGAAAAACGCCTGGATTTCCTTATCGACTTATGGGCAGACAAATGCCAAGCTACGGTAGCAATTCTGGCATGGCAGCGAGAAATCGTGGCCAAGTTTTATGGGGGTGGCTGATGCCGCCCTCTTTTTAATGCTCTACCTCTGTTAAGGTAAGAAAATGCGATTATGCTATAATGTCGTTAAGGAGAAGCCATGAACGACGACGAGAAAGAATACATCGGCGCAGAAACAGGACTCGTAGAACAGATGCCAGTCCTGTCATTAGATGTGCCAGATAGAGAACTTATCCAAAACTTTAAGAGGTGGGAGAAAGAGGCAATCGCCTATTGGAACGACCCAAAAGGCTACAACCTCGAAGAGAAGCGTAAAAAGAACTGGGATTACTACCTAGGCAAACAGCTCGACAAGACGAAGCTTTATAACTACCAAGTTCCGTTTATCGACAACGAGTTGTTTATCGCAACAGAGACGGTTACGGCTTACACTACCAGCCAGAACCCATCAGCAGAGGTCTTGCCAGAGAACGATTCGCAAGACTCCAAGACCATGGCTGGAGAGCTTGAATGGGCTTTGAATATCCATAGCCAGAAGCACGAGCTTGCCACGAAGCTTGAGCAAGTAGAGCGTGCCATGTACATGAAATATGTCGGCGTTCTAAAGCTCGTCTGGGACGACGAGAAGAACGACATCGTGCCTATTGCTGTCGACCCAGAAAAGGTTGTCTTTGACAAGGGTTGCCGCCAGGGGGAGAACCCATTGTTTATTAGCGAGTTGCGAGAGGCTACCTTGCAGCAGATTATTAACATGTTCCCAGACAAAAAGGACAAAATCTTTGAGAGCCTCGACCGTGTACGCATGACACCAAAGCTCGCCAACTCTATCTATACCTACAAAGAGGTATGGTTTACGCAGATTGACGAAGAGGGCGAAACAGAGTGCGTGGCTTGGTATATGGGCGATGTCTTGCTAGACAAGGCCAAGAACCCTAACTACCTCTATACAGAGGACGGAGTGCAGATTTCAAACTATCTGCCAAGCCCACAGAAGCCATACATCTTGTTTAACTACATGAACGACGGCTCGCATGTAATCGACCAGACCTCTCCATTTGAGCAAGCTATCCCTATGCAGGATATTCTCAACAAGCGTGGTAGGCAGATTGTGGAGAACGCAGACACGGCGAATAGCATCTTGGTCTTGCGCAGCTCTGCTATCACATCGGACGAAGCCGAGAACATTACAAGAGACCCTAACCAGATTCTCTTGCTCACGGCAGACCCTAAAGAGCCTATTAGCAATGCCTATGGCGCAATCGAACCGCACCTACTGCCGAACTATGTCTTGAATGACAAGCAGGACATCAAGAACACGATTCACGAAATCATGGGTACGCCATCGCAGTTCCGTGGCTCTAACACGAGCAAGGATTCTACACTTGGCGAGACGCAGATTGTTACCTCGCAAGCTTCTGGCCGCCAGGACGCAATTATCCGTGCGCTAGAGCGTGGCCTAGACCGTTATTACAAGCTCCTCGTCCAGTTTATGAAAGTCTGGTACGACAAGCCGCATTACTTTGCCTCTAGGGACAACGACGGCAAGTTTATCTCGGTAGAGCTTAGCCGTGCTAGGATTCCAGATGTCGCTTATGTCTCTGTCGAACATGGCACGACCATGAAGCAGGACAAGTACCGCCAGGAGAACCTCGCCATGATGCTCGCTCGCCTCGGCCTAACCGACCCTTACAACTTGTTCAAGGACTTGGGCATGAAGAACGCCGACCAGCGTTACGAAACGCTCGTTAAGTTCAAGATGTCGCCAGAATCGCTTAGCGAAGATGTGCGCCAAGAGAAACAGAACCGCCAGGCATACATCGACTTTGCGTGTATCATGGGCGGCGAAGATGTTAAAGGCCATGACGATGTGGACGCAGAGCATATCCTCGCCCACCGTGCGCAGATTACAACGGATAGATTCCTATACGCCTCGAAAGACCGCCAGCAAAAGATGCTCGCACATATCCAAGAAGAGGTGCAGTTACTATCTAACCGTGTTAAGCTCCAGGAAGCTTCGATGCAAGGCTTGCTGGTCGACCCTAACATTCCAGTTACGCCGACGATTCCAGAGCCTATGCCACAGCAGCCACAGATGCCACCAATGGGCGGTCAACCAATGCCTACTGGCGACCAGCTAATGCAGCAAGGCGGAATGCCTATGCCGCAAGCTCCACAGGGCGGCGCACCAATGAATCCAGAGCAAGCCGTTCCGCAGGTAGAAAACATGCTGCCGCAGAATAACCCAGGCATGCCGATGCAACCAGGTGTATAATAGAGGTGCGACAGTAATAGTCGTAAACTCGCAGTTGGCAAGAACCCACTCTCCCGCAGGAGTGGGTTTTGCTTTAGAATAGAATCATGGCGAAGAAATATTTACTCTACCTATTAAGGTGGCAACTCTCAACCCCAATATTAGCGATTTGCTTGCACTTTCTGGCTGGCCTAGGGGAACTCTGGGCTACAATACTGGCGAACCTCATAGGGGGTTTAATATTCTTCTGGATTGACCTAAAAATCTTCAAAAAGTGATATAATATAACATATCTCCAAGCGATGCCCACCCAGCTTGGGGATTTTTTGATGCGTGGTATAATGAAATTATTAACAACCATAATCAGAAAGGCATCAGCCAATGAATGACGACTTGACGGACATTGCTCTGACTGCGTTGGAGCAAGCCGAGGCTAACGAAGCTAACAGCGACGAAGCCGATACCAGCAAGGACGAATCCGACGAGGAAGATACCTCGGAAGAGGCGGACGACGAATCCGAGACCGAGCAGGAAGAGTCCCAGGAAGATTCAGAGGAAGAGGACGAGGGCGAAGAGTCCGAGGACGACTCCGAAGAGGAATCCAAAGAAGAGAAGAAAGAGGAAAAGAAAGAGCTTTCCGACGAAGAGTTCGAGGAGCTTGCGAAGAAGCGTGGCTACGCTAAGCGTGATTTAGACGCAGAACGCCGCCAGGAAGCCCAGAACAACGCTAGGGCTATCGAAAGCATGCCTAAGCCAAAAGAGCTTGATGCGGACACCTGGGCAGCAATGCCAGCCATTAACAAGGTAATTTATAACAATCTACCTTACATTACGGCTCAAGGCAAAGACGGCCAAACTATCAAGGTTAAGACCCCGCAACAGTTGCCAAAGGATTTCGAGTTCGCCAATGATACGGCTCGTGCAGACTTTATGGCAGCTATCCAGGCACAGGAAAGCAAGGCAAACGCCATTGAATACTCGATTAAGTCTCGTGCGCAAGCGCAGAGGCAGCAAGAGCGTAACCAAGCAGAAGCAAGAGACATGGTTGCGCAGGTAGACGCTCTACAAAAGAGCGGAGATTTGCCAAAGCCAAAGGCAGAACCAAACAGCCCAGAGTTCAACAACGACCCAGCTGTTAAGCTTATCGACAAGGTTCTAAGCTATCGCCAGAGCCGTGCCGCTCAAGGCGTAAACCTAAGCGTTAAAGATGCGCTCACTCTTTACAAAGCAGAACACCCAGCAGATTTCCGTACAGGAGAAGCTAAGGGCGACGCAGAACGCAAGAAGATTTCAAAGAAAATTAACGGTGGCAAGAAATCCAGCGATGCAAAGGCGGATTCTCTCGGCTACCAGAAGAGATATTACAAGTTCGGTATGAGTACGCAAGATGTACTAGACCGTGCATTAGAGGATTTGGACTAAGGAGAATAAACAATGAGTGCTACTAAAAAGAACGCAGAGCCAAAGGCAGCAGAAACCGTTGCAAAAAGCGCAACAGCCGAGCCAGAGGTTGTAAAAGACGACGAGCCAATGGTCTTTGAGCCAATCGACGCAGAGGACACCGTAGAGGAAGCTCCAAAGGCGGCAGAAAAGGTCATTAGCGAAGAGCAGAAGCGTGCAGATGCCGTTCTCGCAGCAAAGATTTTAAGCGGCGCAGACCCAGAAGCCAGCAACGCAAATGGCGGCGCAGGCGGTCGTGCTACTATCGACGAAATGCTACACAGCTATTTCTCGCCTACCGAGCTTGTGCGCATCAAGAACCCATTTACGCATGATACTGGTTGGGCTTACTCCGACCCTAAAGACATTAAGATTGAGCAGCCAAGCGCAGAGACACGCCGTGTTTATGGCATTGGCAAGGGCTTCCAGAAAGTCCGCATTATCCACGCTGGCGAAGATATTGTAATCGCTGGTTGGGAAGCCTATGTTGGTCTTACTCGCATGTTTAAGGCTTGGGTGCAAGAGATGGACGATGTGCGCAATATGAATAACACGCTTACATTCAAAAAGTTTATGGACATCGTTTATCTCGGTACATTTGACCCGAACTCTGGCAAGAATATGCCGACAATCCTAAGTCCAGAAGAACAACTAGAGGCTGACCTCGGACTTATCTAATGGCTGGTACTCCAAAGCTAGACAGTCTTACCACACGCAAAGAGCTTACCACTATGCGTAGGCTCTTGCGTGATACCAAGCAACAGATTGACGATGCGACCGAGCAGGGCAATGAGGCTCTGCTTGATTTACAAGAAGAGTACGAACAATTAGCAGAAAAGAAACGCCAACTATTGCGAGAGATAGAACAGCTAGAGGAGAAGCGGGACAATCTCCTTGGCAAGACTAAGGCCGCCGAAAGTATCTATGGCGAATATCTAAAGACCATACGAGAACGGCGAGCAAGCGATAATGTATAATTAAGGTATAAACTTAACAAGAAAGGTTTATTATGTCGTTGCACGGAACAGACCAAAGCAAATGGCAACCAAATCAAATCACAGAGGGCGACTTTATTATTTGTAAAGCCACCGAGGGGTGCGGCTATGTCGACTCTACATGTGATGCCAAATACCAAATGAACAAGGCGGCTGGCAAGCTCCTTGGCGTTTACCACTACGCTCGTCCAGATTTGGGCAACAGCGCAGAGGCAGAGGCGGAGTTCTTTGTAAACAATATTAAGGGGTACATCAAAGAGGCTATTCTTGTTCTCGACTGGGAATCCGCAAAC